TCACTGACATCTGGAAGAGAAGACTAGATGTTGATCGTTTGAAGAAGATGGGTGGTTTGCAAGATAACATCCATGAGTTCTACAAATGGGATTTCCTTAAAGGTGTGCTTCTAACTAACACACCTTTAGAGTGGGATCAATTTGTAGATGAATGCGTGAATAAGATTAGATCAAATTCAGAGTTTGGTGAGGCTATGTTAGCTCACCATGTAGATATTAAAGCAAAATGTATTAAACAACGAAAGTTGCGAGATAATTTTGCCTACCCATCTACCTTTGTTCCAGTAATTGATAAGGCAGTAGAACTAACTTCGGTTAGAAATACTGCTAAATCGATTGCTGGGTCTAGTGTTACTACCCATCTTTCGGTTCATACAGCCAATACACATACATTTACAGTTTGTACTCATGGAGAGTTAAATTGTAAGAACAACAAGTGTGATGTGCATTGGTTGCATGAAACGGAAAATGAGGCCGCGGATTTACATCGTAAAACAAAAACTACCTGGAGTCAATGGGCGGTAGAGAAGATCTCTAATCTATCGGCCAAAGACAAACAGGGAGTGATTGTTGAAGATGTGCCCTCGGCTTTATCATACGCTATTTATAGACCTTTTTGGAAGATTAGTCGTCTTGCAAAAATTTCTATGTTTGAGTGTATGATATTTTTTAGGCAGGGTGTCGAGATGACAGTGCCTGCAATGACGAAAGCGAAGGAGGCGTTTGCTAGCATGATATTGGATTCAGTCACTTTGATTGAGTCCGCTATTGATTTTGTTACCAAACGGCCCATTATTTCATCTATTTTAACAGTTGTATCTGTTCTTGCTATCAGTGCGCCTTTTATGTGGTGGGGAATGCGAAAGTATTTTCCTATCGAGCCTCAAGGTGGAGCTTCGGGAGAAGTTAGACCTAAAGGTGTTCAACATAAAACGCGTGCTGTTAGAAGAGCAAATAGAGCTTTAAAACAAGCAAAGAAACAGGGTGGTATTATAACTAGTAATATGGAGGATGTTTGTACCAAGTTGTACAAAAATAATTCATATCGTCTAGAGATCGTGGATGACGATGGAACCGCACTCGATGAGTGTGGTTATGTCGTCTTCGTGGTCAATCGTATCGCCGCTATGCCAAAACATTTTTATGACCAAATTATGACCAAGTATGGAGATAATGTTATTTTAAAATTATCTTCAGTTGGTGCCCCTAATTCGTCGTTTAAGTGTAAGGTGTCAGATTGTAGTTGGCTCTCAGTTGATGAGGGTGACGATGATCTGGTCTTTGCTAAGTTTCCACGAGTTGTGCGTTTACACGCAAGTATAGTTAAGTTTTTCCCTTCAAG